GGCCAGTGCGGGCGGGGTGAGTCCCTGGACAATGTAGGGCCACTCCCGCTCGAACCGCTTGTGTGCGGCCTGCCAATCGTCCAGGGGGCCGAAATAGAAAGTCCGCCGCCGATGCTTCTTGCACCACTGCTTGGCGGATCGGTGGGGCGTCAGCGGAAACGCCTTATAGGGCTTGAGGGAGGCCGCGGAAGTGCTAGACTTGGATGCCATGACGATCACCTCGAAAGACCACTGGTTAGGTGAAGTCTTTGCACCCGGCGGTTGCCGCCGTGCGGGTGTAGTTTCCTACTCCCAACAGTCTGCCGGGTGTAGTTCGGGGTGTAAAGTGGCTGATAGCAGCGGCCAGAATGAGCGAGTAAAGCCTTAAATTACCGAGAATTCTGGGGAATGGTGTAACGGTAGCACGAAGGATTCTGACTCCTTTAGTCTAGGTTCAAATCCTAGTTCCCCAGCTTCTTTTTTGACGTTCCCAGGCCGAGTGTTACCTCTAGTGTTACCTCGACGTGACCTGCCAGGTTTGCCACCCTTGCCGACAGCTTCCCAAAGTACGTCCGCCGTCGCCTCAGCTTCCCGGCCGACGTAGAACTTCATGGTCGTCGAGATGTCTTCATGCCGCATTAGCTGCATCAGGATTTGGGGCATCACGCGGGCTGCCCATCGCTGGCCGAACGCCCGCCGCAGGTCGTGGGCGGACGCACACTTGCCGGAATCGGAGTTGACCTTTACACCGGCTTTCTTGCCGATGCTACTGATCGTCGCCGATGCGTGTTCCAGCTTCATCTGGCCGGGGTAGCGCTCTCGCTGCCGCACGAGCGGGAACACGAGGCCAACACGCTCAGCTTCGGGCGTCGATTCGAGGAATTCGGCGAACTCCGGTGCCATAGGAAGTAGCCGGTCCCGATTGCCCTTTTCAGCGTCGGCCGGGATGCGAAACATGGGCCGACTATGGGTGAAATCCAGTTCCAAGCATTTGCTGTTCGGTGCGTCGGTCCAGTACAGCGATATGGCCTCGCTGATCCGCAAGCCGGAGAACCACAACCCCTCTAACAGCCTCTTCCAGGATAGGGCCGCATCTTTACCGACGACGGCTTCCGTCTTGGACAACATCCGCTCGAACTCCTCCAATGTAATCGGCCGCCCCTTCATCTTCTTGCCTGCCCTCACGCGATGCTGACGAGGGAGTTTTGGCAATTGCGCCAGATAGCCCCACTCGACGGCGTAGCCGAGAGCGGCTCGCAAGTGGGCAAGGTGTGTAGCGATAGTTGCTTCTTCGTATTCAGCGTTTCGCAATTGCTTGACGTAGAAGCTGAGCCGCTCGCTGGTGATGTCGCGGACGCGATCCGGGTTGATGTGTTTCTCGACCGAATCGAAGATTCCCGAAATGCGAGTCTGCGTATGGTCAGCTAATCCGGCTGCTACTTCCGTTTCGTACTTTTCGCGGAACTCCTCCCAAGTCACTTTACTGGGCGACTTGTAGCGGCCGTTGCGCAAATCGTCTTCCCACTTGGCAGCGGCCCTGACCGCATCTTTTTCGTTGCGAGTACCGGTCGATTTGGTAACCTGTCGGCCGGTGTACGGATCGACGTATCGCATCATTAGATTGCGTCCGCGATCGCTTCCGTAATCGACGACGTGAACTTTGATACTTTCTTCCACTGATTGGACTCCAAATAGAAAACGCTCTGGTGTGCCGGTGCTGTCAGGCGTTCCAGGAACACCTCGCGGTCCTTGCGGTTGCCGCGCACCGGCCCAGAGCGTTGTCGTAAATTGTTAAACTGAATACCGATTGGTTTTGACTGTATGATCTTACGAGTTCACGACAGGCATGTCGAACCAACGATTTCAGACTGTTTTTCGACCCATTCTTGGAAGTCTCGACCGCAGACGTAAGACCGGCGGCCGATCCGTCGAACGATGAGGCCGGTTCGGCGCATTGCACGTATTGCGGCCTTGGCGAGGCCGGTTCGCCGCATGAAGTCGGGCAGTGGATAGATGCTATTGGCGTCGATGGGTGCTAGATGCTCCTGTTTCACTCGCTCCTCCAATTACACGACGTGCAAGTCGCATGATAGGTTGTCGTGATACGAGAGCATGAAGTCTGGCGGATTGAGTTCGGCGTAAGTTTCTCCGAAATTCATCGCCGCCTCCTGCAAGGCGCACACGTACTCCCTCGTGGCTCGCGAAAGCCTGGTGTCTTCGCAGTCGGCATACTGATCGTAACACTGTCCGCTGAGTTCGTGAGCGATGTCATACGAGACATCTGATCCGTCTTCTACAACTTTCATTTTCATTTCTCCTTTCAATTGACATTCAACTCGCGCCGTCGTGGAATCTCACCTGTCGCCATTAGCTCGCCAGCAATCTTGGCCGCATAGGCCGGCTCGATTTCAAGTTCGGCTGCGATTTTCGCGTTTGTCCAACCTTCGAGACGACGTTGCTTGACCCTCTCCCGTCGATCCTTCGCTCGCACGACGAATGGATGGTCGGGCGGGAATGTAGCTTCACGTCGTCGGCCGACTCGGCCCTCACGACGGAGCACACTGAGCCGCTGGTCAATGTATGCTCTGGGTTTTCCGACAGCCTTGGCGATCTCCTTGATTGGCTCGCCGCGATCGAATCGTTCGATCAATTCTTCGTTGGTCACTTGCGATTCTCCTGAGTACGGGATTGGGCGGAACATCCGCATCCAAGAGTGCATTGCGGCCAGAACTAAGAAAAGTTGAATGAATAAAGAGAAGCGTTATCGAAGTTATCAATTACTCAAGAGAAGCAGTTCACAGTCAGTTTCGCGGCGGGAAGTATTTTCAGAAATCTAAAAAGAATAATCAGAATACACACGGCAGATTCGGCCTATCGAGCGCACAGTTCTATGAAAGAAGAACGTATGTATCAACTCTGAGATGTGCATTCGCCGCGGGAAAAGCAGCCCCGTACACGAGCGCGGACGCTGGACGACCAAAGACACGTGGCGTATGATCGGATCGCGACACGGACGATCCTGTGCGATTCTAGGCGCACTCTGGATTGTGTCGGCGGTAGCGATTGCGCGATCGACTCGCTGTTACTGACTGAGGACCAAAATCAGCCGCTCACATTGCCCTATACAGCAAAAATTATTTCCAAACTCCCTATCCTCTTATAGAGACTCTTCTTTTCAGTAACGACGGTAACAAATGAATAGAAATGGGTATCTTGTGAGTCATTTTTTAGATTACCGAGAGCGTTACTCAGATGAAATCGTGAGTCACAACGGTAACTTCACTCTGCGGTCTTGATCCTCGACGGTGTACACCTCTCGCACGAGCGTGAGCATCTGCGCAGCCCGCTTCCCATCGGTCTCTTGGGCATCGCCGCAACTCTTGCGGTGAATGGGCTTTTCAATCGCCGCACGTTCGGGAGCGGCTGTCTACGCGGGGAAACAACAGCAAAATCGGAAAATTCGTTGTATTCACCTCACAAAAAGGGCAGTTCTGCGCTCATCTATGGGTGAGGACTGCTTATGCAACGAGTTACCGACCTTGCCGACCCCCGCCGCTGCCATGTTGGAAATCTTCCCCGCGGGCCACGCACATTTTTGACGATTTGGCCGCCTATTAATGGTGAACGACTTTCGTGCTCACATTTCGCGGCGAATGGCCGCAATACACTTTAGGAGACCCCATTTTGACGGAACGACACGCGCTCATCGCATCGAAGCTACCTCTCGTCGGCCGCGCGGTTCGGCGATTCCTACGCGCGAACGAGAGCTTCGGATTTCTGAGGGACGACTTGCGTAGTGCAGCCGAACATCAGCTCATTCGATCCATCGACGCTGGTGTCCGCGACGACTCGCATCAGGTAATCAAGATGCTCGCGGCGATCAAAGATGCCGCCGACAAGGAAGCTCACACGGTCAGAGTTCCTGGACGCACCAGGCGACGACACAATATCAAGCCGATTCCGTGCAAGAGCTTGACCCACGATCGAGTCGATCCCCGTTCTGGCGGCGATCCGCTCCGCCCAATTTTGGAGTCCACGGAGAACGATCGAGAACGACAAACAATCGAGATGCGGGCTGCGGGCTACACAAATCGTGAAATCGCCGACAAGCTCGGCTGTCACCCCAGCCGCATCTCACAGATTGTGAAAGCTGTAGAAGCTCGATACTTCAATGGCACGGCTAGCGATACACCGCATGAAAGACCTAAACGCGGCAATGGCGTGGCATGTCGTTGCGGCCAGCCGATCGAAACGAAATTTGATGCGAATGGACGGTGCAGCGATTGCTGGGCCGACGACCAACAGCATTATCATGGTCGCTGCCAGCGCGCAAACATCGTAGGTTTGCCAACCGGCGAACCTAGATACCGAGAAGAATCACCATACGCTACAGCATGTTAAGACTCTCGCTGATTATTTTGCTGTTCGCCGGCACGGCATTTGGCCAAGAGCGGCCAACGTGCAATCTCCCGATTGAGTGCCGCGAAGCCAACTATCTCGGTCCGAATGGACAGGGGTCTTGCTGCCACGCAACGATGACGATGGCGTTCCGTTGGATGCTCGAAGACGACATCGCTACATACTGGCGATCGCACTACGCAGACGGCGATTATGCGAGCGATGAATGGAACTACGGCAGTAATCTTGCTCGCAAATTTGACGACAACCACATTCCATACGTCTACACGACTGACCCTGATGTCAGCTTCCTCGAATGGGCAATCGCCACTCGCCGTGGTTGCGGCATCACAGTCATGTCAGGCAAGCACATGTGCTTTCTCGTCGATTTGACACCGACCGAAGCCGCAATCATCGACCCAAATCAGATTGATCGAATCATCTGGGTTGATCGCCAACGTCTCGAAGCGGAATGGCTGGCGTCGAATCATTGGGCAGTGACGCCGTGCTTATCGCCGAGTCCCCCACTTCCGAGATAGATGGATCGCCTCATGGGCATGGATGCCCATTCACTTTTGTGAGGCATGAATGAAACAGATTCCGTTGACTCAAGAGCAATGTACCAACGTCGATGATGAAGACTTTGAGCGACTTTCTCAGCACCGATGGTTGGCAATGTGGTCGGACTTCACACAGTCATTTTATGCCGTGAGAACGGACTACAGCACAGGCACACCACGACAAATCAGAATGCACCGTGAGATCACGAACGCGAAGGCCAGCGAGCTAGTCGATCATCAGAACCACAACACGCTGGACAACCGACGCGAAAATCTCCGTGTCTGTAACAAGAGTCAAAACGCTGCCAATCGAAGGTCTTTGCAGCGAAACAATAATAGCGGCTACCAAGGGGTCCATTGGGACAAAGGCTCCGGCAAATGGCGGTCACGCATTCGCGTTGATGGTAAGGATCGCAGTCTTGGACGTTTCACGTCCAAAGATCAAGCGGCTCTGGCATACAACGAAGCCGCTCGTCATTACTTCGGCGAATTTGCGTTCCAGAACGAGTTCGCAACATCCGCATAGGAGAACAGAATGAGAAGTCTTTTAGTGGCGTGTCTGCTGTTTGCAGCCACGCCAGTCATCGCTCAAAGCAACTGGACCTGTGATGCCAACGGCGGCTGTATGTATCAGTCAAGCCGAGTCGTCGAGCTTCCGGCCGACCAAAACAAACCGTATTGTACGGTAATCGGCGATCCAACCGATCCGCAGTACCAACAGCTTTGCAACTGGTTCGACCAGAATCCCGAACTCGCCGAACTCAAAACGAAGACACACTTTCACACGCTCGACAGCACGTCGGCCATGTTTCGCAGCAGATATGCAGCGACCGTGGATCGTCTGCCGGTAGTCAGGATTCAAGCCAGCGATGGGACTACGCTATGCCAAATCTCAGGCGGCAACATCCCGCTGAGCAGCGAAGCGATGGTCAACTGCATCAACTCGACGCTGCGTCGGCGAAGCGTCGAGCCGAACATCCATCTGCACTATCAAGTGCCCGACGAAAAGAAGCCGGACGTGACGCCGGACAAGCAACCGGACATTTTCATCAAAGGAAACTCCATGTTTGACATCCCCGTGTGGGCATTCGTGACGCTTGGCATCGTGTCGATCGTCGCCGGCATCGGCTCCGAGTGGGTCAAAGAAGTCAAGAATCGAGGCTAATCATGTTCAGTGCTACGCAACTCTTACTCGCCGTCTTCATCGCCATCGCCTGCTTTCTTGTTGGGAAATGGGGTTTTAAATGGGATGACAAGATCGAGGATCGACGCAAGGCGGCTGGCATCATCGCCGGCGTTCTCGACCGTTATGGTTTGAGTCGTCTCGCCGAAGTGTTTCGCAACTACAGTGTTGGAGACTACAGCGGCTTCATCTCTTGCATGTCGGACTTGGCGAAATTGTTTCTCCAAGATGAAACTGCCGTCGTGAAGGAACTCGACACCATCTTTGATCGCGTCCTAACGGTAAAACTCACCAATCCTGAGTCCCGCGCGTATCTTCGCGCTCGGCTCGACGAATCCGAACAGGCCATCGCCGCTTGAAACTTTTCTCTCTAGCGATCGCAGCCAGCCTTCTGCTGGTATCGGCTGCGCTCGCCACGGATGGCCAGCGCAGCCCCATTGTAATCGCGTTCACGTCGAAAACGTGCGCTGCTTGTCAACACGACAAGCCGACGCTCGATCGACTGAATGAGCGATTCACGATTCAAACGATCGACGTGGATGAACAGCCAGAACTCGCCAGACGATTCCACGTTCGCAATTTGCCGACCTACGTCGTGCTGCAAGACGGCGTTGAAGTGCATCGCACGGGCGATGTTTCGACGCTGAGTGCGATTCTCATCGGCCTTCTCTTTTGGATGTTTTGTTGACAACTGCAATTCAAACCGACGTATGGAAACTCGGCCCGGTGCAACTCGTTCACCCGGACGGTAGCCGTCGTGCATTTGGCTATGGCGCGGCGACCGACTCGGCGCGGGGTGCGGCGCTGGCGGCAGCACTATCTGCATGGCAGAGCGGTGATGCAATCGAACTAGGACCCGGCACGTTTATAGTACCGCCTAGTGCGTCACCGACGCTCACCGTGGGCAATGGCCAGTCGATCTACGTCCGTGGCGTTGGCATCGACCGCACGATCATCGACAAGGCGGCGGGTGTGAGTCCGTATGTTATTTATTTCACCGGCACGGCCGAAGGAACTATTCGAGAACTAACAGTCACGGGTGCATACGTAATTTACGTCGGAGAGTTTTCGGGCAGAATCGAAACCAGCAATCTTGGGATCATTTCTAGCGGTTTCGACGTAGACAATGGCACTGGCACCATCGTCATGCGCGGCGGCTACTCTACGGGCGGCTGGCCGGTCACGGGCTGTGTCGTTGACGTGTTTGGGATGACGCTCTCCAACGCAATCGAAACCCTGACCTTGGGAAACAACACGACCGACCCGTCCTCGAATCCGACGATCGTAAGGATGCACGATTGTCGCATCGAAGCCACGAGCAACACGTCCGTTAAATTCGTTAGCAGCGACGTGCAGCTTGACCTCTTGGATTGTGTGCTGGTGAGTCCTGGCAGCGAGGAGCTGAACGACGACAACGGCAACGTGATTCGGATCAACGCGGGCACGGTCTACACGGCGTCGAAGATCGTCAATGCGTCCCCGACGCTGCTAAATCAATACGGAACGCCAATCACGGCCGCTGGCCTAGCGCTGCTCGACGATGCCAATGCAACAGCCCAGCGCACGACGCTCGGCTTAGGTTCAATCGCAACACAAGCTGCATCGAGCGTGGCGATCACTGGTGGGTCAGTTGCCAATATCACTGATCTCGCCGTTGCTGACGGTGGCACAGGGGCATCGACTGCGGCTGGCGCAAAAGCAAATCTCGCCGTAGCATCCACGATTGTATTCAATAGTGGCCAAGGCGGCTCGTTTAACCCTATTGATAACACGACGTACTTCATTGGTGTCCCACTCGGAAGTTTTGCCCCGTCTACAGTGGGCGGGGGGCGTCCGATCTACATGCCTGCTGGCACCGTCTTTGGCGTTAAAGGTGCGTTTTGGTCGAACAATTCCGGCGTGAGCAATGAAACAGTGACGTTCTATCTTCGCGTCAACGACACAACCGATTATCTCATTGCCACGGCGTCATTTGGGGCGACTTCGTTTGCGCTTGTCAACTTTTCTAACCTAGCGATGGATGTCGCTATCGCAGCGGGTGATTTCATCGAAATCAAAATGGTGTGTCCAACCTTCGCTACGAATCCAACCGTAGTGGTCTGCTGGGGAAGTATCTTTATCCGATGAGCAAGACATTTTCACATACCGCAGGTTCAACTACGGTCCGTGCCGTGTTCAGCGACGGAACCGAAGTCGCTTGTGACGAAGTTGTATCGACAGACATTGGCGGACGCAGCCTCTACACGCTGCTGGACGCCGACATTGCAACTGAAACGCTTGCGGCCGGCATCTACACAGTCCGACTTCTTGACGCCGATGCACCGATCCTAGACCTGATTGATTTTGATTGGGACGGAACTAACGAGCGAAACCGGACTGACCTGACAGCACAAGCTAAAGCCGATGTCAACGCCGAAGTCGATACCGCGATTGCCGACGCCGATCTACCCAGTGCCACTGCAACGGCAATTGCACCGACGCTCTCAGCGGTCCAAAACTCTGCTGGCAGCGCCGACGCCGCAGCTACAAACGCAGCTATAGATACAGCAGCGATCAAACTCAAGACCGATCAACTCGACTTCACTGGCACGGCTGGTGCGCTCAAGAGCCAATCGACGAACCCCAGCGTGACAATCCCCGTCATTCAAGTGCCGGTGCCTGCATCACGAACATTCGTGTTGAAGCAAACGAGCCAGGGACTGCGTGGCGAATTGCCGATTGTGCGAACTGTTGGCGAGAGCCAATTGATGGCAATCGACTGGCGGACAGACCTGCCGAATAACGGACGGCTAGTCTCACTCGACGATATTCAATTCACAGGCACGGCAGGTGGCATCGTCATTGACGCTATAAATCAAGGCGTTGATCGAAGCGAAAGCAAATTCATGGTGGAATGCGTCATTGCCGGAACGTACACAATTACGGCGCAAGTCACGTTCGATGATTCGGACGGTGGCGGTACGTCGATCGGCGAAGTAACGCTGATCGTTAAGTAGAGCGGGTCCTTATTCATCGGGTCGATGGACTGGTCCCCCCGAAAAGCGCTCCGAACAGACACTCGTTATTTACTTTTCGATGCAAGTTCGTGACAGAATCAAAGAGCTAAGGCGGGTCCGCGCTTCAGAATTGAAGCCGAATCCCCGCAATTGGCGAACCCATCCGCAGGCGCAGCAGGACGCACTGCGCGGCCTGCTTGCCGAAGTCGGTTACGCTGACGCTTTGCTGGCTCGTGAACTGCCAGACGGCAGCCTGGAACTACTCGACGGCCATTTGCGGGCGGAAACGACGCCAGATCAGGAAGTCCCCGTCCTCATCTTGGACCTCGACGACGCCGAAGCTGCCAAAGTTTTGGCCACGCTCGACCCGCTGGCGGCGATGGCCGAAGCGGACCCCGCGAAGCTCGATGCCTTGATGCGAGAGATTGACACCGGCTGCGAAGCCTTGCAGTCGATGATCGCCAAGCTCGCCGAAGACACCGGCATTATCCCGCCCGACTTCCAGCCCACCGACGCCGAATCGCAAGGTCGGCTCGATGTGAAACAGCCGATTGTTTGTCCAAACTGTGGCCACGAATTTAATTCTTGACTATACAAGCTACGGGGCATCGAAGTATGCCGTCGAAAAATGGCACTACTCGCAGCGTATGCCGAGTTCCAAGTTGGTTCGCATCGGCGTCTGGGAAGACGACAAGTTCATCGGCGTTGTACTGTTCGGCTGCGGCGCATCACCGCCGCTCTACAAACGGCTGAACCGGCTGTTCGGTTTGAAGCCGACTGAGTGTTGCGAACTCGTAAGAGTTGCCCTCACGAAACATCAAAGTAGCGTCAGTCGAATCGTCAGCATCGCCATCAAGCTGCTGCGCAAACGATGTCCAGGACTGAAGCTAATAGTTAGCTTCGCGGACAACGATCAAGGCCACCACGGCGGCATCTATCAAGCCGGCAATTGGCTGTATTGCGGACTCCGCAACGTCGGCCACCGTGACGGCTACCTCATCAATGGTCGGCAAGTGCATTGCCGCTCGATGCCGGCACTCGGCCTTCGCAACACGCTCGATGACGCACGGAAGGTTGACCCGAACGCACAGCCCGTCGTGGGCAGCGGCAAGCATCAATACTTCTACGTCCTTGGCGACGAAGAGCTTCGACGCAAAGTCGAAGCGATGAAACAACCCTATCCTTGTGCCACAAAAATCGACGCTCCTACGATCGCCGATTCTTGCGTCACAAGCATAGAGAACGATGCGACCGCTATCCATGCGGTAGAGGGCGAAAATTCGACCGTGACGCTCCAATATGATCGACCTCAAGGTAGCCCGACAAAAGTATCGTGAACAAGGTCAACTCCTTCGGGCAGCGGAGCAACAGGCCGGCATAACGGCCGCCGACAAGCATCGCCAGTTGATGGCGGATCGGTCCCGCCAACAGAGCCGGCAGGTTGCCGAAATCGGCAGACCGCCGCAGCGCGACGGTCGTTACGAACGATACCGCGACAACCTGTGGTTGTTCCTGATCGAATGTTTCCCTGAGAGCATCGGGCTGTCGCCGCTCTCCGACGAACATCACCGGATCATCGACCGGTTGCAGCAGACGATTCTCGCGGGCGGGCAAGAACTCATCATCATGCCGCGCGGGTTTGTGAAGAGCACGATCGCAGAGTGCTCGGCAATCTGGGCGACTGGCTTTGGGCATCGGCGGTTTTTCGTTCCGATCGCCGCGACGGATGAAATGGCCCGGCTGTCGCTCGACTCGATTCAGTATGAATTCGAGACGAACGACAACCTGATGTCCGTATTCCCGGAAGCCTGCCACGCAGCGCGGGCGCTGGAAGGTATCCCGCAACGGGCCGGCAAGCAAACGATCGGTGGTCAACAGACACGGATCGAATGGACGGGCGACAGAATTGTATTGCCGACCGTCGAAGGCTTCGCCGGTAGTGGCGCGATCATCTGGCCACGTTCGATTGTCGCCAAGGGACTGCGAGGCACCCGCTTCAAGCGGCCGGACGGGCAGCAGGCGCGACCCGACTTCGTTCTGTGCGACGACCTGCAAACGGACGAATCAGCCGAATCTGCGAGCCAGACCAAGAAGCGGCTCGACATTCTGAACAAGACCGTGCTGAGGCTCGGCAGCCACACGGAGCGACTAGCGATCGTCATCGTCGGCACGATCATTCAACCCGACGACCTACTCGACCAACTCAGCGATCCGAAGAAACACCCGGCATGGCGAACGATGAAGGTTCCCATGCTCAAGAGCTACAGCAAGGCGCATAGCGAATGGCTCGGCAAGTACGCCGAGCTTCGCACGACGTATTCCGATGACGACGACGACAAAGCCCGTGCCGAACGCGAAGCCAACGAATACTACGCCACGAACCGCGAACGGCTCGATGAAGGGGCCGAAGCGACGTGGCAGAGTTGCTACAACGATCAAGAACTGAGCGCGATCCAACACGCCTACAACATCTGGATCGACAGCGGCGAAGATGCCTTTCAGAGCGAAGCCCAAAACAACCCGATTCGACAGCAGACGAGTTTCGCGCTGCTCACGCCCGATCAAATCTGCGCGAAACAGTGGGGTTATGAGCGGGACCAGTTTGGACCGGACACGTGCCTGTTGACCACGTTCGTGGACGTTCATCCTTCGTCGCTCTATTGGGAAGTCTGGGCTTGGGAGAAGACGTTTAGCGGCGGTTGCATCGCCTACGGCACCTTTCCCCAGCAACGCCGCAAATACTTTTCGCACAGCCAGCTTGGCTACACGCTGCAAGGTTTGTTCCCCGGCTATGACGTGCCGGCGACCATCACGGCCGCCCTCAGTGCGTTGCTCCACGACGACTTGTTGAAACGCGAATGGCTCCGTAGCGACGGCGTTCCGATGCGGATTCAATCGGCCGGCATTGATGCCAACGGCGAAGCGTCCGACGCCGTGAAACGATTTATTCGCCAGTCGCCGTTCGCCGCGATCCTGTTCCCATCATACGGGCGTGGCGTCACGGCCAGACAGAAACCAATCAGCCAATGGCACGACAAGCGCGGCGGGCCGGAATGGACCGCGACAAAGAGCAAACCGGGCGAGCCGGTCGGCATCCTGCACGACGCGAACTGGTGGTTGACGCGATTCCATCGCGCGTTGGCGTTGCCGGACGGATCGCAAGGCGGACTCTACCTGCACAAGGCACCGCCGAACGATCACCGGTTGATTGCCGACCATTGGACGAGCGGCAAGCCGCATGAAGTCACTGCGGGCCGAACCGCGATCGAATGGGGCGAAAAGCCTGGCGCGGACAATCACCATCGAGACGTTGCCGTGGGTAACATGATTGCCGCTAGCCGCTGCGGTATTGGCAACACGCAGGCGCACAAACGAAAAGGAAGACGAATTAGCTATGCCACGTAAGTCTGTTCCCGAATGCTGCGTGAAGTGCGGATCAACGAAGCTCAAGCGAATCGCCAACTCGAAGGTGATTCACCGCCCGATTGCCGGAACGATCGGCGAATTTGATTACGGCTCCATCCGCTGGACCCGCACCCGCTGCGAATGCGGGCAAGTGGCAATCGTCAAGACTTATCTCCCGTAAGGATCAACGATGGCATACGAAGCAGAAATTCTGCGATTGGAAACACTTATCAACAATGCGACGACGAGTGTCAGTACCGATGGATTGTCAACATCGTTTGACCTTGAGCAAGCGCGCAAGCGACTCGCCGAACTCTATCGTCTGCAAGGCGACACAATGGTCCGACCGCGAGTTGTGCGTGTGCGGCTAGGGGGCGACTTCTAAATGAATCTGTTGCAACGGATTGCAACGCAATTCGGAATCGGCGGATACGATGCCGCCAATCAAGACGGCAATCTACGCAAGCCTGGTCCCACGCAAAATGCGAGCGAAGACCAACATCTCAACGCGCGACAGCGCGAGATCGTTTCGGCAAACACGCGAGATATTTTGAGACAGTATTCCTTGCTGGGCTTCGCCGTAAGACGCCATCTCGATGCCATCGTTGACTTCAACTTCAAAGCACAAACGACCGATCCCGGCTTCAATCGGGAATTTGAGGCGTGGTTCGAGGAAGTCAGCAAGGCGCAAAACTCGGATGTCGCTGGGCGACATTCATTCGGTCGGGCGCTGCGAATTGCGGAAGCTGCGCGTGTGCTCGACGGAGACATCTTCGCGCTCAAGGTCCGAAGCGGCCCGAACAGGGGCAAATTGCAGTGGATTGAAGCGGATCGCATCTTCATGCCGGCTGGCGAGATTCCGAAAGGCGATTCGCCGGACGATTGGGTCAACGGCATCAAGATTGATCGACGTACTGGCAAAGCCATCGCCTACGCGATCAGCAATCGAGTCGGTCGCGGTCGCAAGGAATTAGAACGGATCGTCAGTCCGCGATCAATTATTCCACTAGCCTACCTCGACTACAAATTTGACCAAGTTAGGGGCGTGTCGAGGTTGGCCTGCGCGGTCAATACGCTGAAAGACATCTATTCCCTTCAAACCTTAGAGGTTGCGAAGGCGAAGCTCGGCGCATTGATGGGCGTTGCCATCATGCGCGAGACGGGTAGCGTCGATGGGGCAACTTTCGGCGCAACACAAGATGACGGCGACGGACAACCGCCCACCATCGACTTCAACCACCTTGGCCCGTTCCAGTTGGAATTGGAGCCAGGGGAAAAAGCCGAAATTTTGGAGTCGCGCACTCCGAGTCAACAAACGATGCAGTTCATGTCGGCATTGATCGACGCCACGCTGCTCGCCCTTGATCTGCCTCCAACATTCATCGACCCTTCTCGCGCAAACTACAGTAGCGCAAAGTTCGCCTTTTTGACTTATCAGCTATCTTGTGATGAAAAAATCCGCGACCTGAAAGTCTTTCAAAATGACTTCGTTCGCTGGCGCTTGGGAATCGACTTGGAAGACGGCGTTATCAGTCTGCCGAGTGGCAAGACGTTCGACGAGTTTGTCCGTTTCGATTTCATCGAAGGCAATTTCTTACCGTTCAAGGCCGTCGATGAGACCCGCAACACCGCCATGCAGATTGCGATGGGCCTGCAATCACCACGGCGAGCGGCGAGAGAGATCGGCAAAGACTTTGAAACCATTCTACGTGAGACGGCGGAAGACATCGCCTTAGCTGAGTCGATCGGCGTACCGCTCACTTTCGTGGACTCTGCTGCATTCAACCCGGCAATTACCGTTGGAGCAACCAATGACTGACATTCTTGCACAACCGCCCAAATACTTCCGCGCACCGGTGAGCCGTGGCGGCCAGCCGCGCGTGGAACGCGATGGCGGCTATCGCGGCGCTGGCATCATTCGCGGCGTTAGCGTCATCACGAAAGGCGAAGCGCTTGGCCACGGTCTGTGGATCGACGACGTGACGCTTGAGCAAGTCGAATCGCTGATTAACGCTCAGCGGAACGGCATCAAGAGCCGATTTACACATCCCAGTATGTCGGGCGACGGTCTGGGCAAGCAGGTGGGCCGAGTGATGGATGCCGAGAGTGACGGCCAACAAGTGTTTGGCGATCAACATCTCATCCAGTCCGCTCACAAGTCGCCGGATGGCAATCTTGCCGAGTATCTTTTGACACTCGCAGAGGATGATCCGCAGTCATACGGACTGTCGATCGCATTCCTGCATGACAGTGATGCGATGGAGCAATTCCAAGTACGGCACACGATCGACGGCGAATTCCACTCGCCGGACCCGCTCAACACGAACAACTATCCGCACGTCCGTATTGCGGAACTACACGCAGCGGATTCTGTCGATGAGCCGGCCGCCAATCCCGGTGGACTCTTCCACCGCGAAAGCGACATCGCTACGGAAGCCGATGCGCTGGCGGCCTATGCGCTCGGCATCAACAACATACTACCTGAGACCATTCAACTTGGTCTCGACCCCGATCGCGTGAGGGGCTTTGTGTCACGCTTCTTAACCAACCATAAATTGGAGGTTAAACAAATGGCTGAACAAACAGCCGAAGCGATGGCCGAACCCACGCCGCAAGGCATCAAGGTCGGCGATCGCATCAAGGTAAAGCCCGGCAGCGAACACGATGAGTCGCATACGGGCATGGTCGGCACGGTCGGAGAAGTCTCGACACCGGCATTCGGCATCCGCTTCGATGCGGAGCCGGACGTTGTGAATCGTTGGTACGTCGAAGCCGAACTGGAATTAGCGACGGAAGCTCCCGTCGAAGACATGCCGGAAACGCCGGAAACGCCGGAGACTCAGGCGTCCGCTCAATCGGAAGCGGCTCGCTATCTCAAGGCATTTGGGAACAAGGGACCGGTGTGGCTTGCCGAAGGTTTGACGATTGAGCAATGCCGCGACCGCGAAGTTGAAGAGCTTCGTGCCGAACTCGCCACGCAAAAACAGAAGCTCGCTGCGATGTCCGCAGGTGAGGATTCGCCGGTTTCGTTTGATGCTGGCGAGAAAACGCGAAACGGTTTCGCGTCCAAGATTCGTTGTAAGTAATCCAACTCGGAGCCGCGCGTTCATTCGCGCGGTTCATCTAGGAGTCTGTAGGCGGGAGTCATGACCCGCCAAGAAGACTCAACACTTCGCTGACTCGTTGAGGAGTCGCGCGGATGACCGTGCGGCTCCTCAATTTGTTTAGTGAGGTATTGAATGGCTGATGATCTTCATGCAGTAGCCGACTTGATCGGCGATGCACTC